GGTAATTCGGACCCCGCCACATCTCCAGCCACAGGGTTTTCATAGCACCACAGCAGTATGTGCGTCATAAATGTGATATGAACGCCATAGGATGCACACGGGAGACGGGAAAGTGCCATAGGCTGTCTTTATTTACATTTTTCACGCCGGAGTTTAATGTATCGCCAATGACAAGCCCGGGCATAGAGATTGAAATCAAATCAGAAAAGGCCATTCGGTTTATGGATCGGATGCCGAAGCGCATAGCTTTGGCCCAGTCGCAAGCGATGAATGACACGGCGTTCAAGATCAAGCAGGTGATGGCGAAGAGTATTGCATCATCTTTTTCCGTTCCGAAATCCGTCACTATAAACGCCGTTGCTTACGAAAAATCAACATACGAAAAATTATCCATAAGGATATTCGTTAAAAATAATAAGGCTGCTGGCGGAGTGGCTCCTGTGCAGTGGTTAGCGGCTGGCATATTTGGCACAACAAGACGCGATAAAAGATCAGAGAATGCACTGCAAGCGATGAACTTGATGCCGGCCAACATGACGACGGTCATTGGCCAGGATGCTAAAACAGACGCAAGGGGCAACATCACAGGCCGCCGCATGCTGAGTATGCTATCGTCACTCAATTCAGATGGGCCGGTCACAACCGTCAGGCGCACACGGAAGACAAAGACCGGCGGTGGAAAATATGTAAAAACTCACAGCCCTTTCTTTGTGATTAAGGATGACAAAGGAAAACTTCCCGCTGGTGTATGGGAGCGATACAAAACAGGCAAGAAGATTAGGGTTAGACCTATGCTACTGTTTGTTAAGGGAGGAAGATATAAGCGTAGGTTCAAGTTTTACAGTCTTGCAACTAGAGTGTTCAACAGGGATTATGGGTCGTTATTCAAGTTAAAGCTGGATAAAATAATCACGTCTGATATCAATAGGATCACATGAGGCCGCTCTCCATATCTGAGATAGCATGTATCACAGGACGCGACCGGCACGCTGTAACCAAACGCATAAGTGATGCAGGCATAAAAATGCTGAGGCGCGAAGGCAACGCCAAGGTATACAATTCGGAGGACGTGCTGAATGCGCTCTACCGCAGCACTATCGGCAATGGCGAGATTTTAGACCTTGATCTTAATGCTGAGTCAGCAAGGTTCAAAAAGGCGCAGGCTGACAAGATGGAAATGGAAATAGCAGAGAAAGAGCTGCGTCTTGTTGACGCTGATGTTGTCGCTGATGAGTTAGGTAAGATGATTTCAGAATGCCGGTCAAAGATACTCAACCTCCCAAAGCGTCTAGCCCTTGCGATTGCTCCAGATAGGGCCATTGCTGCTGAAGCAGAGGCGAAGATACTTGTCTACGAGGCATTAGAGGAGCTTGCACGTGATAGTGAGTAAGTTACGAAGAAAGATGAGCTTATGGAGGCCACCACCTGACCTTGCATTATCTGATTGGGCAGACGCCTATAGGCGGTTGTCTGCCGAATCGAGCTCGGAGGCCGGTCGCTGGCGAACGTCACGCGCTCCTTTCCAGCGTGGCATCATGGATGCCATGTCAGACCCTATGGTGCCAGAGGTCGTGGTTATGAAGTCAGCGCAGGTTGGCTGGACGGAGATGCTGAATAATTGCGTTGGATACTACATCCACCAAGACCCGAGCCCCATGCTTCTACTACAGCCAACCCTTGAGATGGCGCAGACATGGTCAAAGGACAGACTTGCCCCAATGCTGCGTGATACGCCGTCCTTGCGTGGTCTGGTTAAAGATGCCCGGTCAAGGGATAGTTCGACAACAATTCTGCATAAGCAGTTCGCGGGCGGGCACATAACGATGGCCGGGGCCAACTCTCCGGCATCCCTTGCATCACGGCCCATTAGGATTGTCATGTGCGATGAGGTTGATAGGTTTCCTGCGTCTGCTGGTGCAGAGGGTGATCCTGTGTCGTTGGCGAGAAAACGCACGACAACATTCCATAACCGAAAGCTGCTTATTGGCTCGACACCAACGATTAAATACCGAAGCCGCATCGAGTCCGCATTCCTGAGTTCAGACCAGCGCTATTATCGGATGCCTTGTCCGCACTGTTCAGATATGATTAAATTCGAGTGGGCTAATGTACAGTGGCCTGACGGTGAGCCGGAAAAAGCGTCGTACTGGTGTCAGAGTTGCGGCAGTGAGATTACCGACAGGGATAAGTTCGACATGCTCAAGCTTGGGGAGTGGGTAGCATCTAACCCAAGCAGCAGAATCGCAGGCTTCCACATATGGGAGGCATACTCTCCGTGGGCGACATTCGGCGAGATGGCTTTAAACTTTATGGAAGCCAAAAAGCTTCCTGAGACTCTACAAACGTGGATAAACACGGCGTTAGGGCAGACATGGGACGACGGCGGCGAATCAATTGGTGACGATGAGTTAATCAGCCGCTGTGAGGTATACAATGCAGATGCCCCTGACGGTGTGCTTTGCATCACTGCTGGCGTAGACGTTCAGGATGATCGGCTTGAGCTTGAGTTTGTCGGATGGGGCCGCGACCGGGAGTCATGGAGCCTTGACTATGTTGTTTTACATGGTGATCCAGCGGCTACTTATGTGTGGGAACAGCTTGATGATCAGCTCGCAAGGGCGTTTACACTCGATGACGGCGGCATGCTCAGGGTGGCATCTGCTTGTATCGACACGGGTGGGCATCATACGCAAGAGGTTTACATGTTCTGCAAGTCGCGATACCGGCGCAGGGTATATGCGATCAAAGGTGTAGGCGGCGCAGGCCGTCCGCTTGTCGGTCGGCCATCGAGGAGCAATACAGCCAAGGTTCATCTCTTTCCTGTTGGCGTTGACACAGCAAAGGACATGGTGTATTCCAGATTACGCATACAGGAGTATGGCCCCGGTTATTGCCATTTTCCTGTTGGCCGGGATAAGTGCTATTTCGAGCAGATGACGTCGGAAAAGGCTGTCTCCAAGTGGATTAAGGGCATCGCAACAAGGGCTTGGGTAAAGAAGAGTGCTAGCCGTCGAAACGAGGCTCTTGATTGCCGTGTCTATGCGCTGGCTGCATTCGATATCCTAAACGCAAACATGGATGTTCTTGAGCGAAAAGCAAACTCCCTTTACAATCAGCATAGTGTGAGTACAATTGTACCTGATATTGACCAAGGAGAAGCTGTCGCACCATCGCGACGCGACAATAAGGCCAAGTCTGGAAGCAGGAAAAAAAGTGGATTTGTCGGGGGTTGGAAATGATTAAAGCCGAAGAAGGAAATTAAAAAACATGGCCGCCGTTCCAACGACGGAGCCGGTGTCGATCGTATCAGGTGACACTATCACATGGTCTAAGTCGCTGTCCGATTATAAGTCTACACTTTGGACCCTCAAGTATGAGATCGTCAGCAGCACGCAGTCTCTGACGGTTGTATGCACAAATGGTGGGAACGGTTCCTATTTAGCCACTATTTCTGCCACCGCCAACATCCTTGCCGCTGGCGATTATAGCATTGTTGGATACGTGAATGATCTTGCGACAGGCATTGAAAAACACACTGTGTACACAGGGCGGATACATGTATCTCCAGACTTGTCTATCGGTGCGTCAGACGTAAGAAGCCACGCTAAGCGCGTGCTGGATGCCATTGAGGCCACAATTGAGGGACGCGCCACACGGGATCAGAGGACAATGCGTATTGGTGGCCGCTGGATTGAGCGTATGCCTGTAGAAGAGCTTATCCGCCTTCGCAGTGTTTACCGGGCTGAATTCAGGGCCGAGGTGAGTGCTGAACGCATTGCCAACGGACTTCCATCCGGTCGTAAAATAGTTACGAGGTTTGTGACTTAATATGTGGCCATTCAATAGAGATAAAGAATCGGACCCGGCAGCAGCCGTGGCCAAAAAAGTGCACAAACGCGCTTATAAGTCCGCGCAGTCAAGTAACATTACGTTCGGATGGGCGACAGCTGCATCCAAGCCAGATTACGACATAAAGACAGGACTTAGGGCACTGCGGGCAAGATCGCGTGAGCAATATCAGAATAACGATATTGCACGCAAAATTGTAGCCATGCACAGGAATAACGTTGTTGGATCAAAGGGCATATCCATGCAGTCAAGGGCCAAGTTCATTGAAACTGGTGAGCCTGACAGGATTGCATCTGGAATAATTGAATCCGCATGGAAAGACTGGGGCCGGAAGGAACATTGCGACGTTCGCGGGTTGAGGTCGTTCAAAACGCTGCAAGACTTGGTTATAACGACAGCCTTGATTGATGGTGAGGTTATTGTAAACAAGGTAAGTGGTGGAAAATACGGCTTGCAGCTTGAAATGATAGATGCAGAGCTGTTGGATGTTGACTATAACCGAGACGTTGCACAAGGTTCTAACAACTATATACGGATGGGCATAGAATACTCTTCGCTAGGGAAGCCTGTGGCGTATCACATCAAGTCATCTTCTAGGAACAAGGATTGGTATGAGTATAATTCGACAAGCTATCGGCGCATTCGTGCAGAAAACATTCTACACATATACAGGCATGAGTTTGTAGATCAGTCAAGAGGCGTCCCTTGGATGTCTACGGCCTTGCACAGCATGAAAATGCTTGATGGCTATGTTGAGGCCGCTGTGGTTGCTGCGAGGGCTGGAGCATCCAAGATGGGATTCTACTATTCCGAGGACGGAGCCGAGTATCATGGGGATGGCGTTGATGGCGACGGTAACCTCATAAGCGAAGCTGAGCCGGGCATGTTTGAAGAGTTGCCTCCAGGCACGAAGTTCCAAGGGTATGACCCGACATATCCACATCAGCAATTCCCAGAGTTCACGAAAGCAATCAACCGCAGGATAGCATCAAGCATGGGTATATCTTACAATGCACTGGCCAATGACCTGCAATCGGTCAGTTTTAGCTCGATGCGCTCCGGTGCGCTGGAGGAGCGGGAAAATTGGAAGGAACTCCAAGATTGGATGGCAAGTGAATTCTGCGCTCCCGTTTTTGAGGCTTGGCTTGACACGGCTATACTTGGTGGCGCACTATCCAGCGGCAGCATTGTGCTAAGCGCCGGTAAGATTGATAAGTATCGCGATGTGTCATGGCAGGCTAAGCGGTGGTCATGGGTTGATCCTATCAAGGATGTGCAATCAAACATTCTAGCGATCAACAACGGCTTGCGCTCGCGATCAGATATTATTCGCGAGATGGGCAGGGACCCTGACGAAGTATGGAGCGAAATAGTAAGTGAAAATGATCTGCTTGAGTCGTTGGGAGTGAAAATAGTGCCGGATGTTGGTGTCATCGAGGATGATGAGGATGAGGCGGCGGTGGTTGAAGACAAGCCTAATGGGAGTACAGACAATGAAGGTTAAAAGACAGTACAGGGACGTTGAAATTGCACTTGATGGCTCTTCTGATGAGCGCAAAGTGAGCCTTGCTTTCTCTTCGGAAGAACCAGTCAGACGCAGCTACGGGATGGAGATATTAGACCACTCCCATGGAGCCATCGTCATGGACTATATGAGGTCTGGTGCGCCGCTGCTTGTCGGGCATAATTGCGATGATCAGGTTGGAGTGGTTGAGTCTGTTGAAATAGGTGATGACAGGGTTGGGCGAGCTGTAGTGCGCTTCGGGCGAAGCAAACGAGCAAATGAGATATTTAACGACGTTACTGACGGAATCAGGAAATTCATTAGCGTCGGGTACGATGTATTGAAGGTCGTTAAAGAAGGGGATGACATTTACAGGGCTGTATCGTGGATGCCTGTTGAGATATCAATTGTTCCTGTTCCGGCTGATGTCACGGTTGGCATAGGTCGGTCAGTTGTCAATGAAGTTGTAAACGAAGTTGAAATCATAGAGAATAAAAAAGAAAAAAGGAGCATTGAGATGCCTACTGAAAATAAGGATATTAAAGCCGAATATGAGAGTGCGCTTAAAGAAGCACGCAAGAGTGCGGCCCAGGATGAACGCAGTCGTGTGGCTGAAATGATTGAACTAGGCGAGCGGTTTAATGCCG